AAACACTACAGCAGGCGTAGTTGGTGATGTAACAGGATCATTATTTGCTGATGATAGCACATTACTAGTAGACGGTATAAATGGCACAATTCCTAGTCCAACAATTGAAGGCGAAATGCAATGGCTCGGTGCAGGCAATGACGATCTTACAAAAATATACGCAAGCCAAGGTAGAATAGTAGCTGAAAACTTAGGTACTAGAGCATTGAATCTAAGAGCATTCAATCCATTGTCAAGTCTTTGGAGCGACAATGGTGTTAGTTTATCAGTAAATATCGACCAATCAGTTTTTACTCAGTCAAGACAACTAAGAATTAAAGATGAGGGTGCAGGTCAAGGGTTACAATCAGTAACAATACTAGGCAGCAAATATACAATTGGTGCCAATACTGAAAACTGGACTAAACTTTACTTAGGTGGATTGTCAGATGCTCCAGAACAAATCGGCGGAGTTATACCAGACGAGAAATCACACATATATAGGTTTGCAAAAGGTTGGTTTGAAACTATTGACACAGACGCATTAATTATTAATGCAGATATTGAATTAAAAGGCAACTTAGTTAGTGACGACAGTACTTTGCTAATTGATGGTGCTACCGGAACTATCCCAGGATATGTAAGTTTAGCAACACTCAAGACAGAAGTAGCAGCAGCAACAGATTTTGCAGACTTCCAAACTAGGATTGCAGCACTTTAATGATTACGATAAATACTAAAAACGGAGATATATCTAAATGGCTATAACAAGTATTAATGTAGGAAACATTGCAAACGATGGAACAGGTGACGATCTCCGCGAAGCTTTTATTAAGGTAAATTCTAACTTTATTGATATTGACAGTAGGGTAGCTGATGTTCCGTTATCAGCAACTAACATCGGAACTACAGGTGAAGGTGTATTTTTTGATACAGTAAACAATAACCTACAATTTAAAAGACTAATTCCAGGTGCTAACACAAGCATTGTAGCAAACAATGAATCTATTACTATTAACTCTACTGGTGGTTTAACTAGCTTTTTAGTATTAACTAACAACGGCAGTATAACTGTTGATAGTGGCAATTATCTTGGTATAGAAGGTAGAAATGGTGTTAATACATCTGGCACAAACGGCACAGTGTTTGTTGAACTTGACCCTGTTGGATTAGTAGTATCTGATACTACTCCGGCGTTGGGCGGCAATTTAAATGCAAACAATAAAAATATTACAGGCATTGACACGTTAAGCGCAGGATCAATGTTTGGTAACTTAACTGGCTTAGTACACGGTATTGATATAAGAACAATTAATCAATATTTTGATCAAGAATGGGATTTTGGTCCTGTTTTAAATAGACAGTTTAATTCAATACTTGATTATATCATTAGTGACTATACAGTTGATTTAGGTGGATTTATTGGCAATGAGGTATCAGAAGCAAATATCGACCTTGGAACTATTGCCTAGCTCCGATAAATACTGTACGGAGAACGTATAGATGACAATTTGGACACAACGATCAGGCAGCAAACTTGCACAACTTCAGGAACGTATTACTACTACAGTTCCATTACCAGTAGATTCTTTAGCTACTGTTAAATTACTTAGTGGCGAACTGCCAAAAGGTATGAGGCTTAACGGAAACATTATCGAAGGTACTCCGTTTGAAGTAGCAAGAGATACAACTTACAGATTTGTGTTACGAGCAAAACTTGACGCAGCAGTTGAAGATAGAACATATAATATTGTAGTACAAGGGCCAGACGAGCCGCTATGGATTACTAAAGAAGGTTTGTTAGACATTGGATCTAACAGCACGTTTTATATCTTAGACAGCACTCCAGTTGAATACCAATTTCAAGTAATAGATAATGATACTAGCTCAGGACAAACACTAACATACTTCCTTGGTGCTGATTCAGGTGAATTGCCACCAGGTATCACATTAACACGAGACGGTAGACTTATTGGTGTAGTTGATCCTGTACTTGCATTAGAAAAGAATGCACGTAGTGGATTATATGACGAAAGTCAATTTGATAGAAACCCTTATGATTTTAGTGTGCAAAGCGCACAAGGCTTTGATAGTTTTTACTATGATATAACAATTTATGATTTTGCAACACCAACACAAGTACCTAAAAAACTAAACCGATTTTATCAATTTATTGTAAGTGTAACCGACGGCGATACAACAGCACAGCGCACATTTAGAATATACGTTGTAGGTGATGATTTCCTACGTGCAGATAACACAATTATGCAAGTTGGATCAGGTATCTTTAGTGCAGATAATACGCACATCAGAACACCAATATGGCTAACACCAAGTGACTTAGGTGTTCGTCGTGCAAACAACTACATTACATTATTCTTAGATATTGTTGACCCTAACAGTTTAACTGGTTACACATATTACGAATTAAAGTCTACTAACGATGATAACAGTGTTAGTACACTTCCGCCTGGAATGTCCTTGGATGCACAAACAGGTGAAGTATCTGGCTTAGTACCTTATCAGCCTGCTGTAACAAAGGAATATAAATTTACTGTAAATGCAGTACGTGTTACTGGTGGTAGTACTGAAAGCACTGAAACACAAAAAACTTTTAAAGTTTTACTGCTAGGCGAAGTCAATAGTAATATTAATTGGGTTACTCCAGATGATTTAGGCGATATTAATTCAAACTTTTTATCTACCTTAAGTGTTGTAGCAACTAGTGATGTACCTGATGCATTTGTACTTTATTCATTAGAATCAGGATCACTTCCGCCAGGATTAGAATTAGCATATGATGGCGAAATAATTGGTAAGATTAATAACTTTGGGTCGCCAACACAACTTGGTCTAACAGTATTTGATAGTGCAAACTTATCTCTAGACGGGAACACTACAACTGTTGATAGATCATATACGTTTACAGTACGAGCTCAAGATCATTTTGGATATAGTGCAACTACTAGAACGTTCACTATAAAAGTAGCTGACCCGGATGACAAATTATATACAGATATATACTTTTCACCTTTGCTAAAGACAGAACAAAGAATTACATTTAATAACTTTGTAAGAGATGATGCAATATTTCCAAACCAATTAATTTACAGACCAAATGACCCTGCGTTCGGTCTTCCTAAAGATATTAAATTACTAGTGTATTCAGGTATAGAATCTAAACTAGCAGAACAATATGTTGCAGCGTCAGCTCTTACAACCAAACGTAAAAATTATAAAATTGGTGATTTAAAAACAGCAGTTGCAAAGTTGCCTGGAACAAATGAAATAGTATACGAAGTAGTATATTTGGATGTTAAAGATCCTTACGAAAGTACTGGCAAAGTTGCAGAATCAATTACCATTAAGAATAATGCTAAAATTTTAGTTAACAGTGTAAGAACTGATCCAAGTGATCTTAAGTATGACACTAGCACATTAACTAGAATAGAAATAAATGCAAGAAACGGATTAATTTTTGTAGAACCTAATAGAAAAAGTTTAACTATAGGTACACGCCAAGGCGATGTTGAATGGGAATTTGGAACTGATATATACTTAGACACTAGAACAGATAGTGTAGAAATTACAACAAAAGGAACACCTAGCAATAACTTGGCTGCTAGACCTTCACCAGTAGAAAACACTATCCGTACTGATATAGATGCTATCAAAGTAAGTGACCCTAATAAAATTACAAAATATATCAGTAATATAAGTAATGTTAGACGTAAGTTTAGTCAGCTAGGAAGAACTGAAAGAAACTTTTTACCGTTGTGGATGCGTACAGCACAACAAGATAGCATACAAGAACTAGGATATACGTTGGCAATACCTCTTTGCTATTGTAAACCTGGCACAAGTGAAACTATTAAGGCTGCAATTAATTTTAGTCAATTTGACTACAGACAATTTGAGCTAGATATTGATAGATTCTTAATAGACAATACCGAAGGTGTTGGCGAACCTAAATACTTCGTATTTGCTAACTACGAGTTAAATATATAATAAATATCTTTGGAGATAAAAACAATGGCAAGTAATATAAACACAACAAATATTGATGTAGCGTATCCTGTCGCAGGACAAGATAACGATTCACAAGGGTTTAGAGATAACTTCTCAACAATTCAAAATAACTTTGTAGCATCAAAAGCAGAGATTGAAGCACTTCAATCAACAACAGCACAAGGTGTTACACACAATAGTGACGATAATCTAAATGATTTTAACGGAACTATTATTCAAGACGCTAGTTTAGATACAGTAACACAAGAAGCAACTGTACTTTCAGGAGTTAACAGTCAAACAGATGTTAACTTTACAAACGGGCACTATCAAGAAATTTCAGTAACAGCAGACGTAACACTACGTTTTGCACTATGGCCAGGCAACTTAAAGTACGGAAAGATCCGTGTAGGAATTACAGGTACTGGTAGTACTGTTGGTGGAGCTACAGATTCTGCACATAGAGTTACTTTGTCTACAGAAAATGCAGGCTCAATAAAGTATAGCCCAAATTATCCTGCAAACTTAGACATTCCGGCATCTTCTAACCCAACTATTATTGATGTTTGGACTACTACTGGCGGTGCTGTTGTGTATGTAGAATACATTGGACAGTTTACACCGTAATGTTTAACCCACTAGTAGATTCATTTGATGCGTTATCTAATAACGAAATTGAACAAACTATTAGTTCTTTATCTCGTAAGTATTTTCAAACGCACAATCCTGATGTTCAAATGCAAATATCAGCAATATTAGAAATGTACAAGTCAGAGATGAGAGTACGCATTGCTAAAGGCTCACAACAACAAAGTCAAGATAATGGCGATAATTCTCTTGACAATCTAATTAATATCAGTTAAAATACTTGTATGCTTATGAAAACTGACGACTTAGGAATACCACGATTCTCTAATAAAGATCTAGTAGATATGATCTATAGTGGCAATGTTGAAAAATGTCACGTAGTTCTATGCGAAGAATCAGATGATGTAGATAAGTTCAATGTCGCTATGGAAGAACAAGGCTTTGATAAACTACAAAAATATATTCCATTAGATGTAGATCAACAAACTTTTGACGGTGTATGTCAAAGTGAATGGTTTATGCCTGATGAATACAAAGACATCAATGTATATGAATATGTACTAGGCAAAGCAAAAACACCCTGCCCACAACACGTACAAGATCGTATATGGGAAGAAATGGAAGCATATGGCGAACGTGATATGCATAATCTATTACGCTATATGATTTATCTTGTAGACTTTATGCGTGAGAATAACATTGTATGGGGTGTAGGTAGAGGTAGCTCTGTAGCATCATATGTGCTATATTTAATAGGTGTACACAAGATTAATTCAATCCAGTTTGGCCTGGATTGGCGAGAGTTCTTGAGATAAGTAAGTATATAACTAGGAGAATATATTATGCCAATGAAACAAACAGGACGCAAAGTTTATAAAACTATGCAAGGTAAGACAGTTGATATGGATTTACTACGTCAACGCAATGAATTAACACCCGCAGTAGGTAACGCAAAAGTTAACGCTCGTGGTGACGAATTAGGTCCAGGTGGACAGATTATTAAAAAACGTGAAGAAGTTTTAGGACAGTATTACAAAAACAATACTCCGGACGAAATTACAACAAAAAGATCTCAACTAGTAGCAGACGAGCCAACACTAGATAACAACGGTAAAGATGTTACAGACGATTGGGTAGAGCCAGTATCAGAAGATAGCTGGGTTGAAGACGAAGACGGAAATTTTATTCAAAAAGGTGACTAATGATTGAAGGTGATGTAAAAGCAATAGGCAATAGAGTTCTAGTAACCGATATGCATTTTGGTGAACAGACAACAGCAAGTGGATTGATTATTGCAAACGACGACGGCAAAACACGAGGAATTTATCCAAGGTGGGGTAAGGTATATGATAAAGGACCTGAGAACAATGACCCATATGATATTGGACAATGGATTTTAGTTGAACACGGTCGTTGGACACGAACAATAAAAGTAAAGACTACCAACGGAGATGAAATTGAAGTTCGTATGGTAGAAGCTGAGTCTATACTTGCAATGTCAGAAACTAAACCTGACAGTGTACAGATTGGCACAGAGTATGCAGACGGTGAACACGCAACCGTCGACCCTAGTAGTTTTATAAGGACATAATAATGACAAACGTATTTAGAGATATTGACACATTCGCTGTGGCTTGTGATCAGCCACCAAGTGAAGAAAACTACAAAATGTATCTTGATTTGATCCGTGAAGAAACGGATGAATTAGAAGAAGCCATCCAAGACAACGACAAAGTCGAACAGCTCGATGCACTAGTAGACATCTTAGTTGTTACTATGGGTGCAATACGTGCCGCAGGCTGGGACGGAGAAGCGGCCTGGAAAGAAGTAATGGACACAAACTTTGCTAAAATTGATCCAACCACAGGCAAAGTAATCAAACGTGAAGATGGTAAGGTACTCAAACCAGAAGGTTGGAAAGCCCCTGAATTGGCACAATTTATCAAATAAAAACTCTTGACTTTTGTCCTCTATCCTGCTATAATTAATGTAAATTAACGAGCGGCTGTAGCTCAGCTGGATAGAGCACAAGTTTGCGGAACTTGAGGTCAGGGGTTCGACTCCCTTCAGCCGCGCCAAAAGAGGAAAATAAAATGGCTACACACGGGATGATTGACCTAGAAACCCTAGGAGTAGAACCTGATAGTGTTGTAATGACATTAGGTGCTATTAAGTTTGATCCTTTTACAGACAACGAGCCCCACAGTCCAATATATTTGCGAGGAGATATTGAGGATCAGACTAACAACTTTGATCGTTCAATTGATGATAATACGTTAGCCTGGTGGAGCAAACAACCACAAGAAATTCAAGACGAAGCATTTGGGGATCACGACGATCGTGTTACTGTTCCTGAAATGTTAAAAGTATTAAACAAATGGTGTGTAGGTTTAGATTACATTTGGTGTCAAGGTCCTACATTTGATTTTGTAATACTACAGCATCTATATAAAGAAGCAGAAACACCAGTACCGTGGAACTTCTGGCAAATTAGAGATAGTAGAACATTGTTTGCTATGATGCCAAGTGATCCACGTAAAGCAATACAAGAAAGTTTACATAATGCACTTGCTGATTGTTATTATCAAGCAAAATGCGTACAGCAGTCTTACAAGCACTTTGGAGTAACTAGATGAAAATAGGCCTTAGCCTAAGTCGATGTATTCGTGATATATTTACTGGTGCAGTTGAAGAAAATGATGTATTGGTAATTATTGCTCGTACAGATTTTGATCCGCACAATGATAATCATTGGAATAATATTTGGGAAGGTTATACACAGGGCGGATTAAGTAGAGCTGAATGGGCAGACTTTAGAGATGAATATGTTTCTTTTAGGCGCCTAGCACTAGAATTATACGATGATGGCAAAATACATCAGCCACGACATTATGGTGCTCACCCACCACGGTTGCCATATCATTGGTTAGATTGTGTTGTAAGACCACAAGAACACAATCCAGCACAGGCCAAAGCGTGGCAAAATTATTTAACTATTACGGATTTATCAAAATGATAAAAGATGATACAGATAATCCTTGGGCTGTTATGATATGCCTTGATGGTAAAGATGATTGGATTTTTGTAACCGAAGACACTGGCAAATGTGATTGGGAATTAAAGCCTGTATTGTTTAACGATATTAATGATGCATTATTGTTTGCTGACCAATACGTAATTAGTGGTAAAGAAGAGAATGTTCAAGTAGTAACATACGATAGATAGAAAGAAGTAATATGACACCAGAACCTAAAGATATAGATGACGAAACAAAAAGATTAGTAAAAGAGTACCTTGACAAGGGCGGAAAGATAACACACTATAAAAGTGGGGAAAGGTCTGAAGAAATTGATTTCAAAGGCGGCTTTTATCAAAGACGTAAAAGAAAGAAAGAAGAAAAAGAGGGGAAAAATGGTTAGATGGTATGATTGGATAGCGGCAGTAGTATATGCATATCTTATTATGTATTTCTTCTTTACAATTCCTATCTTCGGTGCTATAATAGCATATATGATATACGAATACTTATGGGGACACGTATACTGTCAATATAGATTACAACAGGAAAACAGATGAAAGAATTATGGGTAGAAAAGTATCGTCCAAAAACAGTAGATGGTTATGTATTCCGTGACGAAGCACAGCGCAGTCAAGTAAAGACTTGGATTAAAGACAAAACTATTCCGCATTTGCTGTTTAGTGGTAACGCAGGTATTGGTAAAACAACACTTGCTAAATTGTTGTTTAATGAACTAGAAGTTAATGACTTAGATGTACTTGAGATTAACGCAAGTCGTACAAACTCAGTAGATGATGTGCGTGATAAGATTGTTAACTTTGTACAGATGATTCCATTTGGTGACTTTAAAGTTGTGTTGCTAGATGAGGCTGATTACTTGAGTCCAAACGCACAAGCGGCATTGCGTGGTGTAATGGAGGAGTATCATACAACAGCACGTTTTATTCTAACGTGTAACTATCCTAACAGAGTTATTCCTGCGCTACATAGCAGATGTCAAGGCTTCCATATTGCTAAGATTGATCAAACAGAGTTTACAGCAAGAGTTGCAGAGATTCTTATTACAGAAGGTGTAACTCCGGACTTAGACGTACTAGATACGTATGTAAAGGGTACATACCCGGACTTGCGTAAGTGTATTAACACAGTGCAAATGAATAGCGTAGATGGCGTCTTAAACAAGCCCAATGAAGGTGATACAGGCGAAAGCGACTGGAAACTTGAAATGGTTGAACTGTTTAAGGCAGGCAAGATTCAAGCGGCACGTAAATTGTTGTGCGGTGCAATCCGTCCAGAAGAGATGGAAGAAGTGTATCGTTGGTTATATGACAATATTGAACTGTTTGGAGATGATGCACAACAGGACCAAGCAGTACTTGTTATTAAGCAAGGTCTAGTAGATCATACATTAGTTGTAGATCCAGAGATTAACTTGGCAGCAGTACTAATCAAACTAGCGAGACTTCAATGAAGTGGGTAATAGTTGCATTAGAAAACGAACTACCTAGTGATTTTTTTCACAAACACAGACCTGATGTAGATTGGCAAATATCATATTGTGGCGTAGGTAAAGTTAATGCAACCATTTCTGCAATGAAATATGCAAAATTAGAAAATTGTACAAAAATTATTAATTACGGATCAGCAGGTATTGTTAGCAAAAAACAATTAATTGGAAAAGTAGTACAGCCCGATGTGCTTATTCAAAGAGATATGTTAGCACAACCTTTAGTTCCTAGGGGAACTACTCCTTACGAAAATAATATGACAGCTGGTCCTATTATGCTTAATACTAATTCAAATATTACTTTAGGCACAGGCGATAGCTTTGTTATGGAGGAAGATCCGTGGTTTGAATATGCTAGTATAGATCTAGTTGATATGGAAGCATATGCTATTGCGAAAGCATCACGATCGTTAAATATACCATTTGAATGCTATAAGTACGTTAGTGATTTCGCTGACAAGGATGCCGCAGAAACGTGGCAAGAAAATGCAAATAAAGGAGCAACAACATTTATGGAGATAATCAATGACCTACCTAGTAACTGATAATTGTGTAATGTGCAAGCATACTACTTGCGTAGATGTTTGTCCCGTTGATTGTTTTTATGAAGGTGAAAATTTCTTAGCTATTAATCCAGATGAATGTATTGATTGCGGAGTATGCGAGCCTGAATGTCCAGTAGATGCTATTGTTCCTGATGATGCATTAAAGGGCGACGAAAGAGACTTCTGGTTAAAAATTAATCAAGAAGCATCAAATCAGTGGCCGGTAATTACAGAAAGTATTTCACCTCTGCCGGATCACGAAAAATACGACGGTGAACCAAACAAATACCAAAAATATGGTATTATACCAGCCATTAACATAGATTAAGGAAAATGAATTAATGCAAGTTAAATTAGTAAGTTACACACAGCCTACAGCCCAATGGAAAGAAGAAGGACTAGAAAACGTACAAGATCTAATTGCATTTTGTGCAAAGGTATCTAATCCAACAGCACAAATTAATAAAGAAACAAGTGAAAAACTAATCAAGTATCTCATCAAGCATCAGCATTGGTCACCACTTGAAATGGCAAACGCTACTATGGAGATTGAAACTACAAGAGACATTGCACATCAAATTGTACGTCATCGTAGTTTTGCTTTCCAAGAGTTTAGTCAACGTTATGCTGATCCTGCAGAGATGGGTAATCAGTTTGTAACACGTGAAGCACGTTTACAAGATACAAAGAACAGACAAAATAGTATCGAAATTGACAGTGAAGAAGATATTCATTATGCCTGGGCTAGTAAGCAACAGGAAGTAATTGACAAAGCTCGTGAAGTATACGACTGGGCAATTAACGCTGGCATTGCAAAAGAGCAAGCTCGTGCAGTACTTCCTGAAGGAAACACTAAAACACGATTGTATATGAATGGTACATTGCGTAGTTGGATGCACTATATTGAGTTGCGTAGTGCAAATGGTACGCAAAAAGAACATATGGATATTGCTGTTGAATGTGCAAAAGCCATTGCTGAAATTTTTCCTTTGGCGGATAACCTAACTTAAAAACAGAGAGGAAAATAATATGAAAGTTTCTAAAATTCCAGGCCTAGGAAGGTTTGGCATTTTCATCGACGACTTAGATATTAACAATCTATCAGATGAAGAATGGAAAGAAGTTGGTAAATTACATTTAGATTCGCTTGTAACTATTATTCGTAATGTAAATTTAACTTCAAATCAATATGAAGCAAAAATGAGAGAATGGGGCACACCCAAATCTAGTGCAGTATTAAAAGTTTTAGCAAAATATGGTATTTCAAATATGCGAGAAGCTCCTCGGATTTTAGATAGAGATGAGCTTAATGGTAAAAAAATTGACCCAGAGGATCAGATGTTTTTTACTAACTTGCTTAATATTTTAGGACACGATGTAACAGGCAATATCGATTCAGCTATTGTTAAAGTAACTGGCAAGCGAAAAGAAGACGGCTCACCTTTAGGAATGTTTGCAGAAGGAGAACTTCTATGGCATTCTAATGAATCAGGAGACTTGGCATTTTCTCCTGGCGTAAGTTTGCTAGGCGTTGAAGGAGTAGTAGGAAGTGCAACAGGATTTGTAACTACTCCAGATTGGTACGAAAGCCAAACTGAATCATTTAGAAGCGAACTAGATGAAATGATTATTCAGCATCGTTTTACACCTGGTAGAATTAATCCAGGATTAAGAGAAGAACAAGACGGTATTATGAATAGAAATATGTGTCCTGAACCTAATGAACTTCCGTTAGTTTGTCAAAGCCCTAGTGGTATTAAAGGTTTACATTATAGTATTAATACTATTGAAGGCATTGTTGGAATGTCAAATGATGAAGCTCAAAAGGTATTTGATTATATTAACAAAACTTTGTTTGTAGATGAATACATTTACGATCATTGGTATGAGCAAGACAACGATTTGTGTTTATTTGATAATTCAGTAACACTACACAACCGAACAGGTGGTATTACTAATAGAATGTGCTACAGATTGCAATACATTTATGATCAATTGATTGATCCTAATTGGTGTCCTTGGTTAAATGAACCATATATCACTCAGCACACACAAGAACTAGAAGTTCTTCGAAGTATTGTAAAGTAATGTTAGGAGCCAATTGGCAAAAGGATCCGCAGCATTCTTATGAAAAGAAATTTGCTTGGTGGCCAAAACGTAGTAATAGTAGGAAATTAATATGGTTAAAGGATTACTATATTCGGTTTACCTATTATGATCATAACGGTAAGCCTCCTTTAAAAGGTCCGCATTGGGCATACGTGTATACTAAACACGAATTTTTATTAGCACAGTTGAAAGGGGCATAGAGCCCCTTTCATTTATTTAGACTTATTCGTCACCATAAATTTGTAAAATTTCTTTAACCGCATCGTGGCGTTCAATATCTCCCTGTTCAAACTGGACTATGTCCAAATGTGCTGTTTGTTTAGACTGTAAGAGTTTTGTAAACTCAATCAATCCGTTGTCTTTTAGCCTATCAGCTTGAGCTAAGTCGCCTGTAACAGCCATTCTTGAGCCTTCGCCTAATCGTGTTAATAACATTTTCATTTGGTTTGGGGTTGCGTTTTGCATTTCGTCTGCTAGAATAAAACTATTCTTAAACGTTCTACCACGCATATATGCTAATGGAGCAATTTCAATAATGCCTTCTTCTATCATACCTTCGATTTGCTTTGCATCAAAATATTCACGTAACACATCAAATATAGGTCTAGTCCACGGTGCCATCTTCTGTTCTAATGTACCTGGCAAGAATCCTAAATCTTCATCAACCGACACAGCCGGTCTTGTTACGATAATCTTATCAACTTTACCTTCCTTAAATAATTTCACAGCCGTCTGTACAGCTAGTAAGGTTTTACCCGTTCCTGCTGGTCCAATTCCAAACACCACAGACGTTGATGGATCTAGTAGTTTGACTACATATGATTCTTGATGTCTGTTCCTTGGAATAATTGTTACTGATTGCTGTTTTTGAGGTGGTTTAAAATCAACCACGTTAGTGTAGTGTTTTTGAGTCTGCTTTGCAGATTTGCGCTTTGCACCCATTAATTGTCCTCCTTGATGGATTGAAATGGAAGTAAGTGACTCATTTGCCTAGTAAGGCCAACAAGCCCCTACACAACTATTTAGTATCTGAAACAATCTAAAAAGTGTTAAGTTATCTCTCACATACGATAAATAACAGTGTACAAGAAAGTATAGGACCCATTTTATGCAAGACGTAACAGATATTATTAAAAACGTTGAACGTGTATACGATTCAAATTCATCATTCCAAGTATTAAAAGACTTTGAAAGAGTTTTAGACGAACTCGATTTGTATGTATATGAAAACTGGATGGACGGTGAACTAGCATCCGGACCAGACATTTCAAGACATTGGGTTACTTGTCGTTTCTTTTGGCCGCAAGATAAAATGCCAGATCCAATGGGAGGCAAGCGTTTATTAGATTATGACTGCAAGGTAGGATATTTAAAATCAGGAATGATTAAGCCTCGTAAAATTCGTACTCCTGATGATGTGCGTCCTGGAACTAGAAAAGGCAAACTAGATAAAGAGCCTATTTGGATTGTTGAAATTAAAATGCCAAAGAAACTAATTGCTGATATTTGGACAGGCTATCAAGAGAAATATGATTTTGATGCAGAGGCACAAGCTGAAAATCCTGAACAACCAGCAGACGAAGCAGCAACAGCAGATCCAACAGCGGTAGAGCCGGCAGCAGATGCAGCGGCAGCACCGGACACAGGAGCAGTAATATAATGGGACTAGTAGCAAACGATTTATTTGGTACAATTGATAAAATTTTTGAAATTGATTCATATGCAAGTAAAATGGGCGATGACAAAAATATTGTTACTCTTAGTTTTAGTTTAACAGGTAAAGAAGCAGCAAAAGATTTATCAAACTTTTTAGAAAAAGGTTACAGTTTTATCTTAGACAGTGATGTTACCGAAGGCGAGCAATCAGATGGTATGTATCGTGTATTTGTAGAAATGGAACGTGACAGCGAAGTTAGTGACAATATTTTTGAAATACTAGACGGCGTGAAAAAACTATCAGGCAAAGACGATTTTAAATTCCGCTACTATAAAGGATTTCGTTCACACGAAGCTACACAAGATAAGATATCAGAAATGGTTCCAACTGATCCAGAAAAGTATGGAATCACAATGCAAGAAAATACACTAAACAATTATAAAACATTTTTTAGTAATAGTTATGTAGATAGTATTGAAATGCAAGAAAATAAAATTACAATAAAGAAAAAGTTTGCAGACACCTTAATGTTTGAATTCGTTGATTTTGGTAACACATTAAACACCATTAAGCAAATTAACGAATCGTTTGATATTATGGACAGTTATCCTGAAATACTCTTTCTTACCAAGTACTTAGGTGACTACAACATAAGTAAGTATGGAGAGAAACTTGTTTTTGAAAACGAAGATAAGGCTCTCGTTTTAAAAAGGATCTAAATTATGAGTTTTGAATTTGACTTTACTAGCGATCATCTAGCGAAAATCATTCCAGGCAACAAAAGTGTTGACGCTTGGTATGATGCACTAGCTGAAATTATGCCTAAATACGGCATTACTACAGAACGTAGAGTTGCACACTTTCTAAGTCAGTGCGCTCACGAAAGTAATAACTTCCGAAGTCTAGAAGAAAACCTAAACTATTCAGCAAAAGCACTTCGTGCTGTTTTTGGCCGTTACTTTGGCGCATCGCCTAAACGTGATGCAGACGAATATCATAGACAGCCTGAAATGATTGCAAACTATGTATATATGGACGAGTACCGTAAATACAAAATGGGCAACGTAAACGAAGGCGACGGATGGTTGTTTCGAGGACGTGGACTAAAACAATTAACAGGACGTGAAAACTATACACGTTTTGGTTCAAGTGTAGATATGAGCGCAGAAGAAGCAGCATCATATGTTGCAACTGAAAAAGGTGCTGTAGAATCAGCTTGCTGGTTCTGGGACACAAATAACTTAAATGACATTGCAGATGGTGATGACGTAAAACGTATGACTAAGAAAATCAACGGCGGAAGCATTGGTTTAGACGATCGTAAAAAGCGTTACATTAATGCAATGGAAGTACTAGGAATGAGTGCAGAAGATGTTGCCGGAGACGATGATGACATTGAAGATATCTTAGATGATATTGGTGTACTACGCAAAGGTGCAAAAGGCGAAGGTGTTAAAATTATGCAAGTAGCATTAGGCATTGGCGCAGATGGCGACTTTGGTCCAGGTACAGAACGAGCACTAAAAGAATGGCAAGCAGCAAATGGTCTAACAGCAGATGGAATTGCAGGACCAGCTACATTAGGAGTGCTCCTAGGAGACTAATATGTTTGGCTCAATAAAAATTGCTATGATTGTCGTTACCCTCTTAACAGCGGGTGGCGGCTTTCTACATTACAAAACAGTTAAAGCTGATTTAGAAACAGCAAAAGCAAACAACCTTTTACTTGAACAATCAGTTGAAGGACAGAAGGCTGTAATTGCACAGCAGAAAGCAGACTTTACTGCTATACTAGCCGCTAACGAAACACTACAAGCAAAAAACAAAGTACTACAAGCAGAGTTTACAGCACTTGACGAACGTTTCAATAAAATTAACGGTGCAGGTAAAGTACGTGATATTGGTAAACTTGCTGTTGAACGTAGTAAGTCAGTCGAGCGTGTTATAAACGGAGCAAGCAATAAAGCAATGCGATGCGTTGAAATTGCTATGGGCTCCCCACTAACGGAGAAAGAGATAAATGCAACTAAGAAATCTGAAATTAATTCCGAATGCCCTAGTATTGCTAATCCCAATTACATTCCTTATTAGTGGATGTAGTTCAGTACAAAAACTAGATGTGTTTGCTACTGAAGTAGAAAGAGCACCGCTTAATCTACCTAATCCTGAAACTCCTAAAATGGAGAGTATAAATTGGATTATTATTACTAGTGAAAACGCAGAAGAAGTTTTTGCTAAGTTAAAAGAACAAGGCAAAGACCCTGTACTGTTTGGCATTAGTGACGATGACTACCAACTGTTATCTAAAAACTTTGCACAAATACGTGCTTATATGATACAACAAGGTCTAACACTTGAAGAGTATCGCAAGTACTACGAACCCCAAGAAGAACAAGCTGATTCTAACTAAATACACATAGTTAATTAACGAGGGTAAACTATGTGGGAAATGATTGAAAGAATGGCGGACGACCGCCTGTGGATTTACACAGCCTTAGTTGGATCGCTATTTGGATTGGCGTTCTCAACATATTTTCAAAGCACACGAATAGGACTATGGTTATATGCCAAGTTTGACTTAACGGTAGACTTTTTAGTTGCACGTTGGGGATGGACTTGGTTAGAGCAACCTACAGATGCTTGGCGTAAAAAATATCCACACGTAACTAAAAAAATTGACGAATTAGAAAAACGTTTAAAACATCTTGAGGGGAAAAGATAATGAGTGAAGCAGAAGTAAAAGCATCAGGGCACCATCCAGCAGATACAAACGGCGACGGCAAAGTATCTAAAGAAGAACAAGCAATGTACTTAGAGTTCAAAAGAAAAGAACTAGAAGATGCAGACTTACGCAGAGACGCAATGCGTAATATGGCTTGGTTTGCATTGTTTGGTATGTTACTATATCCGTTTGCAGTTGTAGTTGCAGCATTAATTGGATTAGAGCAAGCAGGCAAAATCCTAGGCGATATGGCTCCAACATACTTTGTTTCAGTGGCAGCAATTGTAGCAGCATTCTTTGCTGGTAACGCATACTCTGATAATAAAAAGAAGTAATCAGTACTAAGTTTATGTAATAGTCTGTGCGATAAGTAATTGTATGGACTATTATTCTATTCTTGGTGTTCCTAAAAACGCTTCCGACAAAGATTTAAAGAGCGCATACAAAAAATTAAGTATGCAACACCATCCTGACCGAGGTGGTAGCGAAGACAAATTCAAACAAGTTAACGAAGCATATAGTACACTAAAAGATCCGCACAAGCGTGGTATGTATGACCATCAACAAAATGGTGGTGGACAAGGATTTAATTTTAATACTAGTAATATGGGAGGCGGACATCCGTTTGAAGATATCTTTAGTTCAATGTTTGGCGGCAATCCACATATGAGGCAGCAACGTCAACAACGCAATAGAGATGTTCAACTACACTATAAACTTAACTTAGAAGATTGCTGGGCTGGCAAAATGTTAAACTTACAATATACTCTACCTAGTGGACGACAAGAGCAAGTAGAAATAAGAATACCGCCTGGAGTTCAAAGCGGTGATAATGTAAGTATTAGAGGATTTGGTGATGATAGTATTCCAGGAGCTCCAAGAGGAAACTTGCTCGTAGGCATTACTATTTTAAAACCAAAAGGATGGGACGTTCACGGCCTTGATCTAATATATAGTATTAACGTTAGCGTAATAGATTTAATACTAGGATGCGATGTTATTATAAACAGTCCAGAAAAAAGAATGGTAAATCTTAAAGTTCCAAAAGGAACTAATCCAGATACTACGTTTAGTATTAACGGATACGGTTTGCCTGACAACAGAACAGGACGAAGGGGATCTATTTTTGTAAAAGTAAAAGGCACAACACCAACAATAAATGACGAAACACTAGAACATCAAATAAAGGCACTTAAAGAAAAGATTGAAAAATAAAACGTTGACTTTTTTAATAAAGTTTAGTATACTATTAAAACATAACGAGGATTAAATAACCAATGGTAGAACCCAGTAAAGAATTACAGCAAGTATTTGATAAGAGTATTAGAGATGCTAAAAAGTTGCAACACGAGTTTGTAACACTTGAACATTTATTGTTTTCAATGATGTGTTCAGAGGGCTTTCAAAAACTTCTAGGCGGATACGGTGCAGATGTAGATTATATTAAGAGCAATCTTGAACATCACCTTAAAACTAACTGTGATGATTTAACTACAATTGAAACAAAATATAAGCCTAAGAAAACACAAGCTGTTGAGCGTGTTTTAAATAGAGCGTTTACACAAGTTCTATTTGCGGGTCGTCCAGACATTGAACTTAGTGATGTGCTGTTAAGCATACTGCACGAGAAGAAAAGTATGGCAAACTACTTTTTAGAAAAAGGCGGTGTAAAGAAAGAATCATTTGCAGAATATATTAGCAGTGAATTCGAAGCAGCTTATGAAGACGAAGAAATTTCTGGGGCAGCACAAAAAGCACTCAATGCGTTTACAACAAACTTAAACTCCGAAGTTACTAAAGGCAAAGTAGACCCAGTAATTGGACGCAGTGAAGAATTAGAACTTATTGCATTGGCATTAGGTCGACGTAATAAAAACAACGCTATTTTAGTAGGCGATCCAGGCGTAGGTAAAACTGCTATTGCGGAAGGTCTTGCGTTTAATATTGTAAATGATAATGTTCCTGATTTCTTAAAAGATTATGAAGTGTTTAATTTAGATATTGCGGCAATGCTTGCAGGATCAAAATACAGAGGCGACTTTGAAGAAAGACTAAAATTAGTTATTAATGGTCTTATGAAAAAAGGCAAGACTGTTTTGTTTATTGACGAAGCACATATGATTAACGGTGCAGGCGCAGGCAGCAAAGATAGTTCGACTGATATGGCTAATATGTTAAAGCCAGCGTTGAGCAAGGGTAACATTAAAGTAGTTGCAAGTACAACTTGGGACGAGTATCGCAAGCACTTTGAAAAGGATCGTGCATTGATGCGTCGATTCCAACGTGTAACTATTGATGAACCTAGTCGCGATGTGTCGGTTGATATTTTAATGGGTCTTAAAAAGTACTACGAAGACTATCACAAAACTACTATTACTCAAGAAGCAATTGAGCAGGCTGTTGATTTGTCAATTAAATATCAAGCAGATAAAAAATTACCTGACAAAGCAATTGACTTAATTGACCAAGCGTGTTCACGTTTTAAAGTAAACAACATTGTAGATGACGGCAAAATTGTAACAGATAAAAACATTCAATTTGAGCTTTCTAAAGCAATTAAAATTAATCAAGATACTATTGCACAAAAAGAAAGCGAAAGCCTTGCTAATCTAGAACACAATCTTAAGAGAGTTGTGTTTGGTCAAGACGAAGCACTTGAAAAACTTGTTGATAAAATTTATGTTAGCCAAGCAGGACTTAAAGAAGAAAACAAACCAATTGGTTCATTTGTGTTTATGGGTCCAACAGGTACAGGTAAAACTGAAACTGCAAAACAACTTGCAGAACAATTAGGTGTAAATCTTGTACGCTTTGATATGAGTGAATATCAAGAAAAGCACAGTGTATCAAAACTTATTGGTTCACCTCCAGGTTATGTAGGACACGAAGATACTTCAGGACAGCTAATTGAAAAATTACAAGAAAATCCTGGATGTGTAATACTAATGGATGAGATTGAAAAAGCCCATCCAGACGTTTCACAAATCTTACTACAGATTATGGACAACGGAAAAATTACAGGCAGCAACGGCACTGAAGCAGATGCTCGTCAAAGTATTATTATTCTTACAACTAACTTAGGTGCAAAAGACGCTGAGAAAAACACTATTGGATTTAGTGATGAGTTTGAGAAAGAATACGAAGACGCAGAACTTAAAAAGTTCTTTAGTCCGGAGTTTAGAAACAGACTAGATGCAACAGTTACGTTTGCTAAACTAAGTAAAGAAGTAATGATTAAGATTGTTGGTAAGTTCTTGCTTGAACTTAAAGGTATGATCAAAGACAGAAGCGTAACTATTGATATTTCAGATGAAGCAATTGACTTCTTAGTTGATAAAGGGTTTGATCCTAAAATGGGTGCAAGACCACTACAACGTGTAATTGACGATCAAGTTAAGCGTCCTCTATCTCGTGCTTTATTGTTTGGTGAATTGAAAAACGGCGGATCTGCACATATTGATGTAGTTGATGACAATCTTACTGTATTGTGTAAGGAAGCTGTAATTGAACAAGTACAAGACGCCTAAATTATTTTTTAACAAATACCCATACAAGCTAGTCTTCAAAACTATTTTTTCAAATTCGTTTAGAGGTAATGATCTAATATACATTAGAGAAATGTTAGATCATTACTTTCTACACCTTGCTGAAGGTAAGCCAATGTACGTACAACTTTGGAGAGAACAGACTAGAGTATCTCCAGTTCAAGTGGCAGAAGCTCAAAGAATATACACTGCATTATCAAAAAATAAAGAGTATAAACTTAGAGTCGAACAAGGATATATCACTATATACTCTAAAGAAAGAGACTGGTTGTATGATCTAGGTGACGTACTAAATGCACAAGAGTGGTGGGAACCAGATACTAAGTTAGAACCAGGTATTTTAGTAATGGGGCCAAAAATGGAAGGTTGGGAGTATAAAATTACGTTAGGATGTAATATTCCTGATGGATTTTATAACTGGGCTGTAGCAAATGCTGACAAATTAAAGGTAGGTAACAAATTGATGTCTATGATAGCTAGTAGACAACGTAACTTATCAGGTTATTATTTTTATGTACACAATGACAAAATGTTAAATCTTGTGAGTCTAGTAATAGGACCAGCACTACAACGTGTCGACAAAATAGTAGTTGACAACGAATCTGCATAAATATATGTATGAGTAATAGTCAATCAATCTTAACAATAAATCAACACCCAGGAGATAGTACAACTGTGACTATCACGGGTGAAAAGTTTAAAGGCGACGGATACTACGGACGTAGTGACGGTTTGCACAGCGTACAATACACCTACAGCGGTATAACAGGAGTAATCAGTATACAAGGCACTCTTGTAACTGCTCCTGTAGAAGCAGATTGGTTTGATGTACATACATATACAGCAACAGCAGAAACGGCAAGTAAAATTGCAAGTTTCACAGGCAACTATGTGTGGGTTAGGGCCAAAGTAGTTTATACTGACGGCACAATTAACTCGATAACACTAAATCATTAAGGTAAGTAAAATGGAACATTTTGTAAGAGTTGTAATGGAAAAACAAGATATTGTAAACGGACTGAATGAGTCTGTTTTTCCAACCCACGATTTATATGAATCGGAGCAAGGCGCAACAATCATTCAAATTCCTTTGCCAGCGGCATTGGATGAACAACAAGCAGAAGCAATGGCCAATAAAGTAGCTGAACATTTCTTCAATGAAGGATACGAAGATTTTGATATTGAAATTTCATCTGATGAATTAGACGAAACTGATGAAATTACATTTGACGATGACGATGACTTCTTTGCAGAATATGGTGTTATGTGGTATAACGATGATGACATTATTGACGAAGCAGAGTACCAAGGACGTAAAGTAAAACTAGGCAAGCCTATGGCAGGTGATGTTAAGAAGTTTAAAGTATACGTTAAGAATCCAAAAGGCAACATAGTTAAAGTTAACTTTGGTCAAAAGGGCGTTAAAATTAAAAAATCTAATCCATCACGTAGACGTTCTTTCAGAGCAAGACACAACTGTGATAATCCAGGACCAAGACATAAGGCACGTTACTGGTCGTGTAGGAAGTGGTAATATGCGTATTGATGAATTGGCAACGCCACAGGACACTAAATTAAACTTTGATATTGTTGATGACGCTGTTGTTTTTATGCGTAACGATCCACAGTTTTATCGTAAAAATTATTACCCAACAGTAAGTAATATGGCTGACCGTGTAAAAGACGGAAAAGATCCAGACCGCAGTGTACTAGGATCAATGGTAGACAGTGGTATGACTTCATACTGTAAAAAATATAATTTAGGAAGAGGTCCAGCTGATCTCTTTACAAACGAAGATAGAGATGCTATTATAGAAAAAATATGTTCGGAAGAACTTGTTGAAATCCAAAAAGGATCTTATTAAATGTTACTTCGTGATCTCTTTGAATCCCCTAGAACTGCCGTAATGGCATTTGGGCGGATGAACCCTCCAACAATTGGACATCAAAAACTTGTAAACAAAATTAAAAGTATTGATGGAGATCACTATGTGTTTTTAACACACTCGCAAAAACCTAAAACAGATCCATTAGCATTTGAAGATAAACTACGCTTTGCAAAGTTTTTCTTTCCTAATATAACAGTTGGACATCCAGAAGTTAAAACAATTATACAGGCACTTCAAAAAATGGAGCAGCTTGGGTATAAAGATATAGTATATGTTGCAGGCAGCGATAGAGTTGCACAGTTTGAAAACTTATTAAACCAGTACAACGGCAAGCCTGACAAGTCTGGTAACATTGCATATAACTTTAACAGTATAAAAATTATAAGTGCAGGCGAACGTGATCCGGATGCAGATGGTGCAGAAGGTATGAGCGCAAGTAAAATGCGTCAAGCAGCGTTAGACGGTGATTTAGAGTCATTTAAGCAAGGAGTTCCGCAACAAGATTTAGCAGACGAAATGTTTGCCGCAGTACGCAAAGGGTTAGGTGTTAAAGCTACTGCAACAGAAAGCATTGGATCAGATATTAACTTTCCGGGATTTGATAGCGACGAAGAAAAAAAGAAAAAGAAAAAGAAAAAGAAAAGTATAATTTCTAAACTTAAAAATTTAGTTGGTCTTGAAGAAGCAGCGACAAGAGCAGATGCTGATGCAATGATTGCAGCTATCAAAACATTTCAACAGGCCGCAGGATTAAAAGCTGATGGTATTGTAGGTCCTAACACAAGAGCCAAAGCTGGCGAAATGATAAAGGATCCTGCACAAGCAAAAGTAGTCACAACATTACAGTCAGCAATTAAAGGTTTCCAAACAAAAGCAGGTATTACAGCAGACGGAAAAGTTGGACCGCAAACTATGGGGGCTGTTAATACAGCACAAGGATTAGATGCTACAACAGGTAAGCCGGCAGCAGATACAGCAGCGCCAGCAGAACCAAAAGATGCTACAACACCGGCTGCAAAACCACAAACATCAGCAGATGCAACAGCAAAAGCAGGAGATGCACAAGTAACCGATCCTAATGCACAAAAAGCAAAACCAGAAGATCCGGGAAAAACAACACCTGTAAACAACAAACAAGCTACTGCAACAACAGAGCCTGTAGACACAGCAGCAACAGCAAACGATAAAGATGGTACACAGCCAGTAGAAGAGCCAGCAGCAACAAATACAGAACCAAAAGCAGAGCCAGCAGCAACAGCTACAGAACCAGAACCAAAAGCAGATCCAGAAAAACCTAATTCAGGAAGCGAATATACGCTAGATGGAAAACCTGTATCACGTGACGAATATGAAAAGAAATTTGGTAAGGATTTGTCAGGTAGAACAAATGATTACAATAGACTTAAAAATCAAATCCAAGGATTA